CACTGGTGTAGGTTGCCGATTCTCTCTACCGGATGAAAATCTGGCAGATTGTACCGCCTGGACTGTGTTCGATAATAAAAAACAGGCCAAGGCTTATCTTGATAAAATGGCTCACAGCGATGTAGATGTTCTTGCCGACTAACCCACGGGCGACCTTTCGAGGTCGCCCACTTTTTTTTGCGTTGATGTCGGGCTCTACCCCGACAGTCGGTGAATTTTCACCGAAATCATCACATTTTTTACAAAATCAGACTATTTTTTCACGTTTCGGGAAAATTTCCCCCAATTATATATCCCTTAGCGAAATTTCGCTATAGCATGATGGCAAAATATATCGTCAGTTCCAAGGGAATTGCTTATATCTAATAAATGCCAGATAGCAGATTGGCCACCACGATAACAAAAGAAGACATTGAACGGATGTCAAAACGCCTAATATCGAATAATGTAACTGGTATTTCAGAAGGGCTAATCAAGGCTATTGAAGCACATGAAGCACGATACCGGCCTCAGTTACCTTTAAGTCCAAAAGTGTATGTGCCAACCTGGTCGGAGTTAAATGAATAGTTTTAAAATTATCGTTGTGTTCCTCTTCCTGAGCACGACCACTTTCGCTCTCTCTGGAAAATTCTATTCCACCGAATCGAATAGACTCATCACATGGATTCAATTCAAAGATGGCAAGGCCAGGTACGGCCGTAATCGAAGAAAGCCCACCCCTTACCTGAGAACTCGCACCGCTGGCAAATATATAGTCATCATCGATGACCGCTTCGGATCAACGACTCAATCTAAATTTAAGATATTGAATAATAGAAAAATTGAAAGCCTGAATTTTGCCATGCCCCGCATTTTCCAGAAAAAATAATTACTCTGGCACCATCTTGTACGGGATACCAACTATCCGTTTGCACCTGCCACACCTGCCCCGTATGGTACCATCGGAAGAAAAGAACACTGCCCTCATCTTTAATACCTGACCCTCTGGGTGGTCTCTCGACTTCCGCAGGTCTTTGGCTATAATTTCCTTACTGCAATGTGGGCACTTTACGCTGCTTTCAGTATTTGCCATGTTAGTTTATGGGCCTTCATTAACTCCCTTTCTATCCTTTTATCTCTCTGCTCTGGAAATTGCGATTTAAACAGGTATAATCGAATGAAGTTTCGCTTTTCTTCAAATTCAAATGATTTGTACATCATAGCATCCTGTAGTTCTTTGGTTGACTCGTGGCCTGCCTTGGCTTTTTCCTGGGCCTTCTTGATCGCCCGCTCCACAAGTTTTTGAGCTTCTACTTTGTTCTTCAGGCCCATTGTCTTTGCAATTTCATCAAAATTTCTGAAGTGTGGGTCTTTCGCTGTATATGCTTTGCCTTTGACCTTACTAATGTCTTCCGTATCTTTTCGATCATAATAGCTACTCTCCTGACCAAAAACACCTTTGCCTGTCGTGCTCTCATCCATGCGGTATCGCAGGAAAACAGCCTGCCTCTCTTTCGCGTCTGGCATGATCTTCTGCATGGCTGCATGAAACCGCTCCATTTTTTCTTTTTCAAGAAAGGCATCTTCGGGTGTCTTGTAGTGGCTCTGGATGTTATCGATCAAATCGAGTTCACCTTGGCTGTCAGTATTCTCAATGATATTTTTTACACGCCGGTTTCTGGTCATTCCAATCATTTTTTTTATATTGAATTTGGCATTACCATAAACGGTCATGAATTCTTTCTCTATTTCATCTTTAGTTGGATCGCGGCCCAGTGCTTCTTTCATATTATCCTGCAGACCCTTCAACTTAAAGATTGTCAGCTTCGCTTCGGGTGACATTTTATGGAATTGTTGCCGCTCGACAGAGAGTGCATCGTTAATGGCATTTTTTACATAGTCTTTCGTGTAATCCGACATCAAGAACGTGGACAGATTGGCTCGCTTCGGATTCCAGTCGAGTATTGCATCGAATACCCCAACCAAAGCAGCCTCTTGAATCTGTTTATGAGTCATGTCGGCGTAGGGGTTCATGCCCCTCTCCAGCATATTGGTCGTTATTTCTCTGGCTCGCTTTGCTACTACTCTCACGACCGGGTTTTTCGGGTCATTCAGGTTGCCCATGTGATCGAGAACTTTCTGCTGGAATTCAATGTCATCCCTGACATTCATCCGGGTAAAAACTTCATCAAGCTTCTTGCCCAATTTCTTCTCTACTTTTTCCTGGGCCTGCTCATCCTGTGCCAACAGAGAAATTTGCTTCCGGGCCTCGCTTTTTCGCTGAATATTCTCTCTTTTAATCCATGCTTTGCGGATCTCGTCTTTCACTTTCTTGATCTTGGATGCCGTCTGTTTCGCGGGGTTCCATTCGATCTGATAATGGGTCTTGGCCTTTTTTACTTCTTTACCCTTTTTACCCACGGATTTACTATTAATAATTTTGCCTTCGTATTGCTTGCCCCGGTACTGGAACATTATTCGTAGCCCCTTCCTGAGATGTTGGGCCTTCGGTTTATCGGCTTTGGCCGATATTTTCACCTTAGAGGGGTCTACTTGCCTCTCTTTGCCTTCTTTCAGGCGTTTCAGGAACTCTGCCTTTGACCACGGCACACCGCGCCTCTGGTGGGCTTCTCTATCCTGTTGACCTACTACCCATATTCGATCAATCTGGTAGCCCTCTTCTACGCCCAGGTAAAACCTTTGATCGGCATTCAGCTTCTCTTTCATGGATGGATGCCAATCTGGATGGCGAAAATTCGGCTCTAACGTCATATTGACGCCTTTTTTCTCATCGAAGTTCTTGCCGGCATTCACAACCTTCTTTATAGTAGATTTATTCGGCAATTTTACCGCATCGAGAAATTCCTCCCGGCTGTAATACTCTTCACCGGCAACCTTGGCGTAAACTACTCCCGGTTTCGCTACCAATTCTTTCCCTTTCAGGGTGGCCTCGACTCGCAGATTGCCCGGATGATTCTGGTTCACCACAAGATGACCCAATTCCGGGCCGTTTGGGAAGTCTTTGAGGTATTCTTCCCTGCTCATATATTTTTTCCACTTGGTTTTCTTACCAACCTTGACCGGCACTTGATAATAAACCTTGCTGTACAATGATTTTTGTTCTTTCTTATCGGTCAGACCCTTCAGGTCTGTCTTTTTTTTGGTCTTTTTCTTTCTCTTCTCGTCTGGTACCCACTTATTTCCGACTTTTTTGACCCTCACCCATTTACCGGGCGCCATTTTCATGTGAGGGCCGTTTTTCCGATGTCTGACCTCGCCGATATTGGCGGCTTTTGCTTTCATTAAAATTTTCACTATTCGAGACCTTTTTCAGAGTATTTTTCACCGAACTCTGACTCACCGGCCAGACTCTCGGCCATTTCCATCAGGTTCCAACCAGACCCGCCTCTGGGAATTAAAAGATTGCGCCGCATCATCTCTCTGACCATTTCTTTCATAAAGGTTTCCATATCTGCAGGAGACAGTTCTTCCTCGTCGGCATAGTAATTATGAAAGGTCTCATCGTGAATCTGCCTGGCAAAATGCGAAAGCTCGCTATTATCCATTTCTTTAATATTATTGATGTGTGTTTTTACGCTCATTTTTTCTCCCACAGTACGCAGCCACCTTTCGGGTGTACTTTCGCCTTTTCTCTTACTGCCTGACAGCGGCCACCGATGAAGTTCTGACAATTTCCGCATATTGCTCCCGACTTGGCCCTTTTAAGACCGGAATATTTTGGATTAACAGGATCGAGATTAATTATTCGCCAGCCGTCTCTCGGCTTTCCAAAAATATGATAGCCACAAATTTGATTACTGTCTACATCAAGCGATTTTTCATGGATAATGCACTGGTTTCCATTCCGCTTACCATTATCTACCCACATGTAGCAATTTCCGCATCTCTTGGCAGAGCCATCTGGATTTGGCTCAGTATATAAAACCTGGGGCAATGTAGGCTGCACCTCTTTATACCTCTTGGCTTTTCTCAGTAGCAGAAGTTTTCTACTCATAGTAATGACCGCCTCAGAGCCAAAGCAGACTTCAGCATTTTACCGCGATATTTACCGGAAAAAACCTTCTTTTTGAATTGTGCCATCGTCATTTCATCCATCGAATGAAAGAAATCACCCGCTTTATCATAATGAAGGCTGAACATATCGTAGGCATTCTCCATGCGATTAAAACCAATCATAACTTTATCTTCATCGTACCGCCCATTCATCGGGTTATTAATATGAATGACGAATACTTTTTTTGATTTTGGGTTCGGCCCGATGAATACATCGACCGGATCGCCGTCAGCACCCTTTGTCTTGCGAATTTCACCGTAGGGCACCTTCATTTCCGTTGACCAGACATTTCCTTTTCGGTCTTGACCGCGCCGAATTGAGCCTTTTCGATTCTCGATATTAATACCCAATCCCTGTAGTATCATAGTGCCCTGCAGCTTGTGGACTTCTTTCGCCTTGGCAAAATCGAGAGCATGAATCGGGATATGATGCACGGCGCCAAGCTGATCTACCACCTGGGCCACCTTATCTTTGATTTGTTTGATTTTTCCGACCATGCCCTGTTTTTCAAAAGCTCCGATATTGAACCTTTTTTTCGGTGGTAGTACTTTGACAATGTGCCCCGGCCCCATTTGGGTTGTTCTGGAATGAACTCGTGCCCGGTCTTCTATCTGATGCTTCTGCTCTTTGATTTCTTCCGGTTTAATGCTACTAGCAGAGCCTCTCTTTTTGATGTTCTGAGCACTCACCACATGGCCTACGTGGGCCTTGAATGGCTTTCTTTGAACCTGACCATGTTTTGTATGAAGCTGAACTCCCTGCCGGGTATTATCAAAGACATATTTATCACCTGTTTTTGTTACAGGGGCAAATTGGTTCGGGCCGACATTCATATACTCGCTGCCATCTTTATCTTTGATGATAGTACCCCTCTTGCTTTTCGGTTCTGACTCTTTTTTCCCGCCTTTTTTACCGGATTTCAGACGTTTCCATTTACCTGGGCCGACCTTTTGCCGTCTGACACCGCCAGATTCCCTGATCTCACCAACCTGTGCTGCTCTTGGCATTATTCCGGTACTGTTTCCTCTATTTTTATGCGCCCCATTGACAGCAAGAGACTGGCCTCTTCATCGCGGAGTTTTTTTCTTTCCATGATAATTTCACTCGATTTTCCCACGATCTCTGCCAGATATTTTACTTCCAGCATATCTATCGGTAAGCTTACCTTAATCTTTGATTTTCCCCAGTCTGGTGGAACCCGGTCAGGTATAAAGTAAGACACCGCCTCTTTGGCGAAAATTTCATTCAGGCGCTTATCAATCTCGGCGGTGCGCTTCTGAATGTGGCCTAATCTGACCTCGTTTTCGGCTATACTATCCAAGAAGAAACCTCTTCTGCTGCCCTGCTTCCTTTATATAGTCATTTATGATCCGGTCAGCTTTCTTAGTGATGGCTTCAATCCGGCTTAGTTTATCGCTGGCATTGGCCTTCGCGGTATTAAGACTCTGAATGCGTTTCTTCATATTGGCCTGTTTGGTCTGGTACTGGGCCACGGCCTGCTGTAGTTGAGGGAATTGCGGGTGCCCTTTCCTGATCTTCTGAGCCATCTGCTTCAGATAGGTCTTTCTTTCATTCATTTTCTGCAATTCTGGCTGTGTTTCTCTGGCCCGCTGCTTTATTAATTCCATCTGAGAGTCGGCCTTGGTCTTGATGGCAGTGAGTTGGTCTTTGATACCTTTCCAGCGACCGATTCTTTCCTTCATCTTGCCAATACGTTCACCATATTTTGCTTTGGCCCGCTCTTCCCGGCCCTCTCGTGCAGACTCTCCCGTCTGACGTTTATGTTCTGCGGTTTTCTTGCGAGCCTGATATTTTTTCTGCTGCACACCGACGATGCCGCTCTCGATCTGCCGCATTCTATTCTCTGCAGCCTGATATAGAGAATCGACCTCTTCTTTGGCCAGCTTGCCTTGATTTACCAGCTTATCGATGCCGAAGATCGCACTGGTAACTTCATCCATTTTCTTCATAGTGCCGATTTTCTCTGCCACTTGCTTGGCAACTCCGCCTTTCAAGCCCTGTTTAACGTATATTTTTTTGCCTCCGGCGCCGAGGTAATAGGTTCCGCCCCTCTTCCCGGTCTGGATGGTCATGCCCTGGGGCACACCGGCTTTAAAAAGGTTCAATAAAGTTACATATTTCATGCGAGTGCTCCTATTGGCTTGAGATGGCTCTCAAAGTTTGATCTGGTCGAGTCAAGAAGCACACCTTGATCTTGCCTGTTCTGAATCCGATGTCTTTTAGACCCCATACCCGCCAACAGTGCATTTTCATCAGCCTTAGTTTTACCAGCTCTTATGCGACCTTCTTTGAAAACTTCTTTCGCCTCTTTAAATTCCGTAGATGGTTCTTCCAACTCGACTTCTTTGGCGCCGAAAACGATCTGGTTGAACAGTTCGGTCTCGTGCTCTTGCCTGATCTTCTCCAGTGAGTCGGTAGAGCGGTGCATACCCTCTGGCATTTCCATATCGTATTGGTGAATAGTGCCTCGTGTGACCCACCCCTGCCGGTTCGGCCTGACTACTCTCGATTCTCTCTGGTATATAACCTTTGGATTCCAATTATCACGGTCAAGGTGCATGACTACTGAAGCCGTATTCTGTAAATTATGACCGGCATTATATACATCGGTTGCTGTGATCGCACCAAAGCCTTTACCTGCATGTTCAGGGTTGGCTTTTTTAAATTCATCAAGCATCTCTGTCATTTGCAGACCCTTGCTTCTCATCTTAGCGACACTATGTTCCCAAACTGGTTTACCATTATGCCAGAAAGTCACATTACTATTGTGTTTTGCTAGATTTTTAGTTGCCGGGTCAATAGATGCTCCCTTGAACACTTTTTCACCACCGCTCGCGGTAAATGAAACGGATATTTTATTGGGGGTAGCCTCAGAAAATCTCTTTGCTGCTTTAATAACCAACTCTGGTTTCATTGAAAATGCCAGAGAGGTTCTACCATTGGCACTATGCACCTTCAGGTCTCTGACTGCCGCTTCAATTTTAGGATTCTTCCCTTTCATTTCTGGTATATGATTCTCTGGTAATGCAATAAAGGCTCGAAGTTCACCCAACTCTTTACCAATCTCTTGGCCGCTACCAATCTTGTTGGATTTAACGCTCGCGGCAATATCTTCTGCAGAGATACCTTCGCCTTTCATTCTATCGAAATCTTTATACATATTTTCCAGTGTTGCAGCAACCTTATCTGCCTTTTTCTGGTAGGCCTTCAAAAAATCCTTAGAACCTGGGGTATCATCACCGGCAGAGATCACTCTCTCGGCCCGGTCAGCGTTCTCTTCACCACGACTCGGTTTGTAATTGTCTGGCTTTCCTGCAAAATTTATAGCTGGCTCATCGGTTTTATGAAAGTAGATCACATTATCACGGATAAATGATTTAACATCATCCATGAACTCTTCTTTAGCTACTTTGGCTCTCGCACCACTAAACATACTTTTAAATTCTTTTTCACTGGCTGTTCTCATCTCTCCTTCATGCAAGTTATTAGAAATGGCAGTATAGTTCACGATCTCACCGGGATTTTTCGTCATCACGCTCTCTGAAGAAATAATTTTTCGGTCGTGATCAAGGTTTACCATTGTTTGATAAACTCTGGTGCCTTTAGACTTCATGTATTCCTGCGGCTCATCCATTATTATCGAACTGAAATCTTTGAAGTACGCTTCGGCTTCAGGGTTTAACTGGGATTTATCTGGTTTACCTTTCTCCTTAATTGGCTTGCTGGAACCATACCTTGATTCAAGTATTCCTGCCGGTAAGATCACATACTGATTGTTCTCCCAGATTTTATTATTCAATTCCCACTTGTCTTCCGGGTTTTTTTCGGTGAAGGTAGATATATGCTCTTTCCATGTTGCCACGTTAGAACCCTGACAAACGATAATCATTTTACCGTTGTGACCGGCCTTATAGTTGCCTTCGGATAACATTTTTTGATGGTATGCAACCCCCACCAGAGTTTTTCCCAGACCGGTATCGAGGCCCAGGACAGCACCCTTCGGGTCATTCACCATTTTTTTCAAGGCTTGAACCTGTGTGGCTCTCAATATGACTGGTATCTTATTGCCGTTGGCCCCATCTATGGATTCTCTGAGACCATCGATGTCGGCGCCTCGGTATCCATTGTACTCAGGCTTCTCGATCTCTTCCATAATGGCATCAAACTTGATCTTCAATGCACTATTACGTTTCAATACGTTGACATTCAGAGCTTCAGACACACCTTTATCCATCGACATGCCACCCAGAGCCTCGGCTACCCGGCTGATATTGGTTAGGCTGATTCTGAATACATGACCGGTCTTTGCCAGACGCTCTGCGCCAGCGTCTTTCAATAGTCTGGCAGAATATTCATCACCTTTCGGTATATATATGCGAGCAAAGCCGCCGTCTCTTTTGGCGTAGGCTTCATGAAATACGTTGACCATTCTCTTGCCACTCTCGGTTGTACGAAATCGCCGCACAGATTTTCCGGTCGTGGGGTCTATTATTCGCCCGCCTGATCCCCGGAGTCGCTGCTTCGTGGTCACCATATCGTCGAGCATAAAACCTTTCCATGAACCATCGATGATAACCTGACCGCCATTGCCTTCAACTACCCTGAAAGTTCTTTGCTCTGTTCCTGCGAATTTTTCAGACAAGGCCGGGTCAGAAATCGTAATGGTCTTTGGTTCACTCGCAAGCAGGAAGCTCTTGATGTCGGCATCGGATACCCGGTCATATATGTCTCCCAGTTTAATACCGGCAGCAGTTTTCCGTTCGTGCAGGGTTCGTCGCAATTCTTTCAGATTGACCTTTCGCATGACATCGCCACGCACTCCGCCCTTAGTGGATACTAAATAGGCAATATTTTTCTTTTCATTTACCAGTATTCCCTTGCCACCGCTGATTCCTGGCATTGGTATAAATTTTGCATCTGGATCGAGCTTCTTTACAGCATCTTTGTATCTATTGTAAGCCTCTTCCGCTCTTTTTTTAGCCACTTCATCAGTTGGTTTTTTCTTCCTTGATTTCTTTTTCTTCTTTGATGGTTTTTTCTTTTCTTTTTTATCAATAACTTTGCCTTTACTGTCAACATAGGCCCACCTATGAGGTTTGTCAGAAACCTTTTTGGCGAGACCACCTTTCCATTGTCTGACCGTTCCTACATCATAGCCACGACCTTTTAGCAGCCATATTTCTTCTTCTCGGTACTCCTGCATGGCTTCAACGCTTTTGATAAGCAGTAAATCATTGCTGAAGAAAGGCTGGCCTTCGTTAAATGTAATTATGCCTTTGTTCTCTGCCGACTTCAATAGCAAGGCGATAGAAAATTGATCTGCGTTTTCGTATTCAAGTGCTTCCATATTATGTCTCCTGATTATGTCTCATTATTATGTCTCTTAACCTACTAAAACATAGTCATCGTTACAATTTCCCGACCAACATACTACACCATTTCTGCGAATTAGCATTACATGGTTTCTTTCAAGTTCAAGGCAATATACTCTATTGTCATAATCTACTATTTCCATAGAACTAGCATTTTGAGGGCAAAATAATACTCTATTTGATTTAGATTCTCTGATAGTGTAAACGTCTCTATTTATTTTATATATTCCATTTCTAAATTTCTGAAACTTACCACCTGTTCCACTGGAGCTTGTATGAACTGATTTACCAGTTTTCAATACAAGTTCGCATAAATCAGCCATCATTATTGGCGATGAAGTGTGATAGACAATCTCTTCAGAAGAATAACCAAAACAATCCCTACTTCGTGCATGACCATCACCGGAAACATAGGCTTCCAGAAATGAATTTATTCCTTTAACATCCATATTTTTAACGAAATCTGGAATTCTTTTTGTATGCGATTTACCAGGACATTCATCAATAATCCATCTTGATAGACTACTTGCATTAATATAAATACCATTTTTATGATCGCTACATTTAAAACCAAGCTCTTCAATTATTTTTGCTATTTCTTCTTTATTCTTTTTATCATATTGATGTATAATGACTCCATGACCGCCACCTGTAGTTTTACTACCTTCCGAAAGATACCAAGCTATGATTGCAGCTTTTAATTGATCTGTTCTATTTGTTTTAAGACCATTATTCCATATACCGGTTCTAGGTATCGAAAATTCTTTATTATCTAATAATTCTTCTGCTACAGCCATTTTATATTTTATAGTTTGAGGTTGCCCCCTTTTTCTTAATCTATATTCTATAGGTATTCTATGATTCATTGTAACTAAACTATCATACCCTCTCGCTTTAAAATGAATCATTTGGCCCTTATGATTATATCCTATTTTTTTTAGGAATGGAACATACTCAATGTATTTTGTTTCAGGATTTAATGAAAAGATCTTGTCTTTTTTAAGAACTTTGGGGAAAAACTTCCATCCATCATTTGTCAATACTTCTGTGTCACTCGAAAAACACCAGGGGTGAGCTGGTGAACATATCCACCAGTCTGCAAGCGACCGATTTGCATTGCTCTTACCAGGCCAGACTGCGACCTCTGCCATCTCATCACCGACCACAGTATCACCGCCACCATAGAACTCAGAGTTCCTGAAGGCCTCTTCCGATGGAAATAATCTGCAGATAGTACCCCGGTGTGATTCACAGAACGGGCAACTCTTACCCTTGCCCCTGACTCTGGTAAATTCAACGTAAGCAACATCAAACTTTGACCACCTGACGAGCTTGCCCTGATTGAAAGCATACTGTACTTCGTTGAAGGCAAAGCGATCCCAGTCACGATTCAGGTGAGCAATGGTATAATCCTTCAACTGCTTCGGTGTCAGCGCCTCTGATAGCTTCTGAGTGTGACCCTCTACATCCCGCCAAGTCTCTGGGAATATCAGGCGAGAACGAATTTGCGAGATGTCCTCTTCGTTTGCCAGACCTTCAGTGATTTGGTCACGGAACATATCAGTTATGACCTCGTAGGCATGACCTTGCCTGATACCATCTTCATAGATTGCCAGATGCTCAGATGCACGGAACTTGGCCCAGGTTGCCGCGTAGGCCCAATCTTGTGCCAATCCGCCCGCCTGCATTCTCTCTGCAATATCATGGCTTTCTTGCCAGTCTTTCATCTGGGAAAAATTCATATCCGATACATCACTGTGAGAATCGCCGGTCTGAGTCATCTCTCCTGTCTGCATTCCTGCCCGGTAGGCTTCCATGAGCATTTCAGTCGCTGCAGGGTTTTGTTCATCCTGAAGATAATAAAATACGATGTCATCAATGTTATCCCATTCTTCTGGTTCGAGGTCAGTTCTATTCGGGTCATAGATAACTTCAACCTTGGTCTTCGGCTTTGGCGGTTTCTTAAACCACTTCCTGAAATATGAACCCACCTTTTTACGCAACTCACCGAAGCTGGCCTTCAGCATATCGTCATCGGCCTCGATGAGAGCTTGGTGATTTAGGTGGATTTTTATAGACTTCGCCAGAGGTATAGGGCTCATTCCATTGACAATGTAATTTACCAGAATAATATTAGAGCGTTTTATATATATACTGAAGGCTTCACGAAGTTCATTTAAGAATTTATAGTTGCTCGGCTTTTGAGAGAGGCCTGCTTTGGCAAACCTGTCTCTTAATTGAGACTTTTCCAGATCATCTTCGCAGCATACAATCATCTTAATATCTTACTTTTTTTCTTTTTTTTCCTTCAATTTAGCCACCAATTTGTCATTTTTTTTCTTGGCTATTGTTAATGCTTCCTTAACATTGGCTGCTTTATCAAATGGTATCTTTAATACTCTCACATGATCATCAACGTGCCATATTATTGAATGTCCGTCTTCAGAATCCCTTGTGATTTCATAATCAACTCCATCTATATCGATATTCGATCTTATTGTTCCACCACGTTCATCAAAATCTTTATCTATATTTTTCATAACAGACTCTTTGCTTTCAATTTCAGAATCTACATCAGATTTCTTTTCTTTTAACCGAGAAATAATGTCGGCAAGGTCTTTCGATACTTCTGGATGACTTTCTTTTAGATTACTGGCAAACTCACTAATCTGGCTTGAAATATGTTCTGGGCTTGATTTGGCTGCAGTCATCTGCTCATCGAGCATCTTGTGATGTTCATCCATCTGTTGTTGTTGATCTGATGCCTGTTTTGATAGCATATCTGTAAGTAACATACCTTCGGTGTTCGCACTCGACTCGTAGGCCTGCTTCATACCTTCTAGGTTTGCGATCTGAGTGGCCAGATGATCTGATTGTTTAGTTATGGCCTCTTTTTGTTGCTGCAGCACCTCCATCGCGGGTGGATTTTCTTTCTGACTTTTGATGGCATCGCCTTGATTCTGAATTGACTTTGCCTGAGTTGGTATAGATTTCATCGCAGTGTGCAAAAACGCCTGCTGAATTTTATTTGGGCCTTCAGATGGTTCACCTGGGCCACCGCCTTGAATTCCGCCACCTTCCTGCTCTCCGCCTTGCTTCTCACCGCCCTTTACCGGAACCCACCCTTGCGCGGTCTTTTTCATCTTGAGGCCATTGCCCCATTCGTGGATCTCGCCGATCTCGGCTTTCGCTTTCGCCAAATCAAGCTGTGACGCAGGGTCAAGCTGCGATTTTTTTAAATATAGAACTTTCTTTTTATCAGACATTTTCAATCTCTACATAGACAGAATTATCGGAATGGGATTTTTCAAGCCCCTCTTCCTCTTCTTCGCCGCCTTCATCACCAAAAAGGCCGGTCTCAAACGGGTTATCTTCTTCACTTTCATTGACCGCCGATGCGGCATCGTCTTCAGTCATGCCCTCTTCTTCTTCCATACCCTCTTCCATTTCACCCATTTCTGGTTGCTGCTCGGCACCTGCCGCTCGACCCTGCATGAACTGTGCGTTGAATATAAGGAACTCTTCTTTGACTGCAGCCTTGACGATTTCTTCTTTTTCTTCTTCATCCAACGGCGTACCTTCCAGCTTTTGTTTTATCACTTCCCACCTGGGCTTCATATCATTCTTATCACGAATCTCTCCAAGCATAGAAAAGTTAGAAATTTTCTTGATGTCACGCTCCAGAACGGCATCTTTATCAATAATTTTACGACCAGAGAAAGCAATTTCATACTTCTCTCCCCAGTCAGTTCCTTCATAAACACGATTAATAATCCGGGCTTCAAAATCAAGTACTGCTCCAAGGCCTCGGTCTTTCGATGCGTCTTGCATCTTTGGTACGTTACCAGTAGACAAGCCTCCACCCTGCGGGCTTCTATCGAACTTAATTCCAACTTCTGCAGGATCGGTAGAGTATGCCATAAATAAAAGCTGCATCAAAAGCTGCATGTATTTGTCGTACTCCATGTCACGGTTCGTGTTACCAACTGATGTATAGTCAATCTTGTCAGAACCAGAAAAGAACGGGGTACGGAATGCATGATCTGCTCCGTTGAAAAGAGCATCCCATCGGTCTTCTAGTTCATCGAGTTGGTCATCGGTCAACTCTTCTGGTATAGTGAAAAAACCTTTCGGCGCCCGGTTCTGTGTAAAGTTACCATGATTGTATTTCAGTGAGTCAATCGTTGCCCTGATCTCTTTAAACGCCTCTTCCAAAGGTGACCAACCGTAGTACTGGTGCTCGATGTCGCTGCTCTGGTACATCCAGTCTACGATGATTTCACCGGCCTTGAAAGTTTCGATGATTCGGCCATTTACTTCTTGAGCAAAGATAACCTCGGTGTCACCGTTGTAGCCTACCCACGGATCAACCTGTTTGATGGTCGCAGCATCTATCACAGCCCAGTCTACCAGATTGCCAGCGTTATCGAAACGTCGTGTGATTGCAACCCTATCAAATGTGAGCACGTCTCTCATTATTTTTTCTGCCGCTTGAGGGAATCGGTCTTTGCGGGTTACCGACAATGGAAAATCTCGTCGGCCTGTTTGCAAGACGTGTTCGAGCATTTCCTTCATTTCCTGCTTTTCTTTCTCAGTGACTTCAGACTCTATGTCTCTCTTGATGATTTTCAGGCCCGGTGTCTCTTCATCTTTGGATCTAGCAGTGTATGGCCCTATCTGGAATGATCTCAATCGAAGTATTCCTGCTACAACAACAAACTCACGAGCAATTTTTCGTTGTATATGGTATGGAATTCCAAAATATTTATTGATAACGCCATCATGGCCCCGGCCTCTGGCTTGATAGTTCGGGTCATCACGGTATCCCTTCAGCCTGTAAGATTTCGATCCGTCACTGACCCTGACCTTCTGCTCGTCTCTGAAGCTGCCCATTCCAGGCATGATAGGGAAGCCCTGTTCATTGAGTCTTACCTGATTGATGGCATATCTCGGCGTTCTCGGATTAACAATCGTTGCCGGTATCACCTGGACTTGTGGATAGTTTGGTTTTGATGCCATTGGTTACCCCTTCCTGCTCTGACTTTCGATAGCGTTGGTATCGCGTTTCAATTCTCTGGATATTCTCTGGTTATTCATGCTTTGTACTTTTTCCACATTGGTTATTATACCCTTGTTGTAATTAATAACAAGAGAACCCGTGAACCCATTTTTAGTTTTTACAGTGATTAAGTCTTTCACGGCATCGATGTCGGTCACTTCTTTTTGCCTCGGCCTGAAACCTTGATTGTTTTTATTTTTGCTCTTGGGCTTTCCATCTTTATCTTCTCGAATCCTACTCTTCCCAAAGTATAGGCGTGGGCCAAGTGATCTGGGCCGATGTGCCCTACAACCTGTACTATCTTATCTTCTTTTTCATCATAGTAATGCGATGAAGCAAGAGAGTGAATGTGATCCACAAAAAGCCACATGGTCTTCGTCTCGATACGGGGGATTTTGACCAGTTTATCTTGAAAGGTCTCCATAGAGACCTTAAGTTCAACGGTTCTAGGAATCGTAACAATGCCTTTGATTTCATTGAATGTAATTTGAATAGAACTTCGAGATATTTTCTCTTTACGTTGTTCTGTGGTATCATAGAAAGCAGCCCAAGATTTATCTTTGTATTTGCGGTAAAGCTTGGCGTTATACGGTATTCCCAGACCATTTGCGTCGTTGATGATTATATCTGGTTTTAACTTGTCAATAACTTTCATCGCCAAAAGAGGGTGATTATCCGGGCCAATATCGAAGCCATATTTACGCAAAGTTTCCCCGGCGATTCTGAATACAAAGAGAACCCGCATCTGCTCTTTGTCTTCCTGACTGACCCCCAGGCCGTCACCAATCGCTACCATCCATGATTCTTCTTCACCCCAGTCTATTCCCACGGCTATGTTCCTTGCCTCTGGTATTCTAACGAATAGATTTCGGAAGCCCATATCCTGACTTGCAATCACCTGTTCTTTGGTAACCCTGTTCGCGTCGCCTATGTAGGAATAGCCAAGAACCTCATTGTAAAACTGATTAAGAAATCGAAACCGTAGAAACTTCCGGTTAATTTCTTTCCCGGTCTTCCATGCCAGCATGAATGCAGTGACATGAAATGACTCGTGTTGCTTTGATCTGTCAGGGTATCGAGCAATCCATCTGGCGTGCTTCAAATAACTATCGCTGGCCCTGTCAATGTATGCCTTGCAGTGCTTACATCCAATGTAAACTTTTTCGAGAAGCTTATCTTCCTCTTCCCTGTCTCTGGCCTGACCTTTTTCAACAAAATTAATGAGGTTATCAGGAAAGACGAACTGTTGCTGCGTATTGCAGTTATGACATTTGAAATGCCACCGGTTCTGACTTCCATCTTCATACTTCGTGTCGATTCCCATCTGCGGGAATGTTGGAGTTGATATAAAGACGTTCTGACCACCATACCGACTGTGATCCGTTGTCGCTGCAAATATTTCTTCTATCTTCGGGTTGTGGAAATTAAATTCGTCGTAGGTATTGCGATCTGAACTCGGCCCCCTACCGCCAAATTCGTTGAAGGCACCATGCAGGGTATAGAATGAATCAAGATCTGTTTTCTTGGATGTGATATTGTAAGGTTTGACCAACCTTTTTTTCAACCGTGGGCTACCATTGATCGCAACAGCGATCTTCTCTTTGGCTACCTGATCTGCAACTGAAGATGTCGGAAATAAATGTCTCGCATTAAAAAATGGGAAAGTGAATACGTTATACAGATTGGTATTTATTTCTGCCTCTGTAAATTCTGAATTTGATACAAGTATTCCATTGGCAAAAAACCTATGGCTTTTATCCGAAATAGTTAAGTCATAAGTGTTTTCCCTATCTGACTTTCGTATTGACCGAATTCTCCCTGGTTCTTTCTCTGAATGCTCCGATCTTCTCTGATGAGATTTTTGAATCGTTGAACCAAAAATCTCACGCTTGATGTTTTCTATGTCATCATTGGATATTTTCCCGTAGATACCAATTTCGCTCATAAAAGCATGAACGTATGATTTTTTGCTAGATATGAGAAGTTTCCAGAATTTTCTTTTACTTTTTTTACCGTTGGAAATTTTTATGATACTTTTTATCCCAAATCGACTTAATAAGGTTTGAACTTGAATAAGCATCGGGTAAGACATTGAGCCAATACCGATTTCATGAATAAATGTTTCGTAATTCTTTCTCTTTCTTTTTGAATAATATCCATCTCCTGCAAATAGCCGGTTAAGTAACCTTGCCACTTCTTTCTTTTGCATAGACATCACTACATTGGGCAACTTCTTATGTTCATTTATTATATTTATGCAATTATAATCATCTAGCCATTTGCGAATTGGAGCATCTTTCCTGATATAAATGTCATGTGTAATTTTACTACAATTTTTCTGCTTATGCTTATATACTCGATGATGACACCCAACCATTTTGGAAAACTCTTGGGCATACATTTCATTTGTATTTCTAAAATAACATATTTTCCTATTTGCACCAGTAATGAAATAACTTCCATCAGAATACATATATCCGATAAGTTCTGGAAGATAGCCACCAAGAGATGTTTCTCCAAAACTATCTTCATAAACGGTAAGAATATCGCTCTTGGTTAAATATTTTGCAAGTTTAAATCCACCACTAGATTCAACCCATACTTTTTCACGAGTTGAGCATTTTAGTTTCTGACCGCCCCATGTAGTTATTTCCAGAATATCCTTTTCTCCAGATTTCCAAATATCTTCAACATGACATTCATGAATTTCGCCAGAAATTTCGTAGATGATTGATCCACGATACGATTTATTATATAAGTTCTCAATAGTATCAAAGTCAAGATGTCCGTTTTCATCTTTAATAAAAACGACCGTATCACCAACGAGACATTGCCTACATTTCATGCAGGATTTCACAGGTGCATGGCAATTGATGTATGCTCTGAGGTATGGTCTGGGTGCTTTCTTCAGGAAGTATTGGCCGCGCTTGTTCTGCCTGAGATCGAGATATTTTAAATCGGTAGGCGTCGGCTCCAGCGGTATCTCAGAGAAATCCCAGTTCCAAGGTTCACCGAATATAACTCTATTTTTCTCTATCCATGTCCAGACTTCGCCCTGATCGAACTTATATTCAACCTGCTCCTGCAGGCCATCCCGCATGTCTTTAATGATTGATTTTACAGTTTCTTCTGGAGGCCCAAGGTTCATCCAGACGCTTTGCCTATCAGGTATCCGATGGTTCCAGCGGCAATGACAATTCCTGCATATACTACAACCGTCTTAATGGTTTCCCATACCTTCGAGGGCTTTTTTTTTGGTTTGAATTTAACCTCTGGAGTGTTATCGACTACGACACAACTTTCAACTTCCATTGTGTACATGATGATAATTCTGGTTTTCAATTTATGACGATACTGATCGATATGTACTTGGTTCTTCTCATAGGTGCATGAACTTATCTTTGGAAGGCTGCTCAAAGCTTTCCGATAATCTTCAGCATGTTTTCTTAGACCCTCTGCCCCGGCCTTGATCTTCTCTACACTTTGAATATATCGAATGAAGACTACTCTCTTCTTGGCCGGAACCCAGTCTGGCACCGTGATCGTGTCTGCCATGATTGCATTCACCATTAAAAGTGAAAATATAATCGAAAGTAATTTCATTTTAATAACTCTTCGAGAGCATCGTTGTTTTCATTCACGGCATCGTCGTACCGCTTGATTGCTTTCTTCACAGACCTCGATCTTTTTACGTTCTCTTTATCGATCTCAAACTTGATCTTCATGCTCTCTGGGTCTTCATGGTCGTTTCTTAGCAATTCACTTATCAGGGGTATGTCAACCCAATATTTAGCCGCCGTTAGCAGGCCAATCAGCAATGCTATCCCGATGCCGATGGTAACCAATCGCCTGGGCCACGGGTTACTGGAAATCAATTGAATTTCAGCCAACTATTTTCTCTTCCTTCGGAGTATCCAGTAGAGTTTTATCAATATCACGCAGAATTTTCTGCATGGTCTCTTTGTCTGATACATTCCTAGTAATAATCTGTTGGAATATATTGATCACGACTTTGACTTCTTCGATCTTGATAGAATACCGTGTGTTGTACTTCATGTTCACGGCTCTCTCCATGATCTGCGACAGTTTTTGTACCATTTCTACGGTATCTCCCCTCACCCACTGTCTACGACCAATTTCAGCAATATCATCTCCCAGATTCTCATAATCTTCTAATGATTCCATGATTAAAGCTCGAACCAGAGTGATTTCTTCATCCAGCGATTCGGTGAATAGAATACCGTGAGTATCCTTTTCTTTTTTCAATGCATCAAAGTATTTGAATAGTTTACTGCCAGATTCTTTTCGCTTATCGTATATCCTGAGAAGGTGGGTGCTCGGCCCATACAGAAGGCTTTTCGTTTTATTTTTCTTTCTTTTGATAACAACCCATTTACCCTTTTGTTTCTCTACTCTATCCCATTTGCCGTCTTTTCTTTTACGAAAGTGATGGCCGTTTTTACGGGTTCGTACTTCACCAACTACTGCTGTTCCCTTGTTCTTTTTTTTCTTAGCTGCCATTAGAGTTTACCGGCCACCAGTTTAGTCATATTCTCTTTCAGCCCGTCGTGGGCGAACTCTGCCACATCATCCATACCAAGACCAATACTCACCAAGGCGCCGATTGAGAGCAAAACTTTTTGCTTTATCATACCCTCTGTCATGTACTGGTAAGGATTGCCCCTTCTTCTGTTGTGCCGCTTGTACATTTCATAATATTCATGGCAGGCCTTCACTGGTATCTCTGTAAATGCTTCCAGCGATCTCTGTGCTGGCAGTAGATGACTTCTGTATTTGGCCCCGGCCTTTCTAATATAACCTTTTTCTATGAGTTTTTCAACAAGACGGAAAGTGGTACGATAGTTATATCCGAAATGCTCGGATATACCCTTCACCGTACCAACACTTCCGTTGATAACGTAGCAATTGGTCACATACTGGAGAACTTTATGCTGATTACGACTTAAATCTTCCATTTGACCGGGCTTACCGCCGATAGCCAAGACTATATTATTTGAGTGGGCACTGTT